TAGTTAGGCCATTTTCTGATTTTTATAAAGAGGAAAACTCGGATTTAATAATGAAGGCTATTTATTTAATCTATGATGCTAAATCTCCTTTATTTGCTACAGAAATATCTGAAACTGATTTAGTTAAAGATGTAAATGAAAACTTTATAAAAGATAAAGACTTTGTATGGGATGATTATGTTCACATAGTTGAATCATATAAAGAATATTGTACTTCAAGTTTGCATAAGTCTTTAATTAAAATGAAGGATGAAATTTTTGACATTGAAAGTGCCATAAAAAATTTATCTTTCGAGGATGAGGTTGAATATGAAATGAGGATTAAATTAAATAAATTAAGAAGAGATTTACTTAATGATGCAATTGATTTAGAATTGAAATTCAAAGAAGAAGTTGGAGAACAAGAATTATTTGGAGATTATGATCCAAGTGAAATAGAAATATGGGGATTAAATGGTGGAATTACTTAACAGAAGAATAGAACATACTGAAACTGATGATTTTGCTATTGACTTATTTCCATATAAGGTAAAAAACAGAAAATTATTTTATCATAGAGACCACCCTAAGAATTTAAGTCCACATAGTTTTAAGTATAAGAAATATTGGTATAATGATTTCTTAAATCCTTGTTTAGAGGGGAAGTGGGTTTTTGATAAGGATGAAGATAATAAATTAGATGAAGGAACTTGGGTATATATACCACCTAAGTTGTTTTTTTATGTAAATTATCCTTTTATTGTTGATAAGAGAAGGAATCCTGTAAATGCTTATTTAAGAGACAATGAATGGATAATTTTCACTTACCTTCTGTGCGCAGAGGGTTTTTCTGGTTTTGAGGATGACGATAAGTATACTTGTAATAGGTACTTAAAAAAATTAATTGATGGTAAGAAGTTAACCGATTTCGACAAGAAAAAAATAGATAATAACCCTTTTCTTAAAAAACCAAATGGAGAATGGAAAGAGTATGTTAATCCTTGGATTTATTTAACAGAGGTTTATTTAATAACAGACAAACGTAATAAACCTTTAGGTAGACCTATAGTTGATTTAATGCCGGATGAAGATACAGGAGAACTTAGACCTGTTGGTTATAGTAATGGTTATTACAATGTTATTATATTAGCAGCTAGAACTTTAGGTAAAAGTTTTAGTGTATTTATTGGTGAATTTTTACACGAGTGGATATTTGGAGATGTAAGAAGATTTGAAGATAGGGCTGATATGAATAAACCTGCATTATATGGTATAGCATCATCTGATTCTGCAGCGTTAGGAAAAACATTAGAAGCCTTTGAAAGAGCATATAACTTACAACCTGGTATGTATGACTACCCCAAAAAGAGCCAAGCTAAATCAGAAAAGTCTAAAAAAAGATGGGGTGCATATTATAAGAAATTTACCGGTAGTTGGAAAACAACATCAAGATCAAGTATTATACATGAGTTAAAATCTAAAAGTCCACAACAAAAACCTTTGAAAGGTGGTCAAGCACAAGTTCAAATAATACAAAGGAGTGATGTTAAAGCTTTTACTGGTGATAGATACAAAAGACAATATATAGAAGAGGTTGGATTTCAATCAAATTTAAAATCAATATATGCATCAGCTAAAGATGCAATATTAGTCGATGGAGAATGGGTTGGTCAACTTATTATGTTAGGTACAGGTGGAGATATGGAAGCTATTAGGGAACCAAAAGAAATATTTGAAAACCCTGAACTTTATAATATTTTCCCAATACCTAATTATTGGGAGAAAGGTAATAAAAAATGTGGTTTATTTCTTTGTACTTTATATAAAGGGAAAAACAGAGATAATGATGGTAATACAGATTTAAAAACTGAGTTATTTGTTGAGATAGCAAAAAGGATAGAAGAAAAAAAGCAGAAATCTATATTAGATTTTTCTAATGACTTAATGTGGAATCCTTTATATCCAAAAGAATTACTTAGACCTACAACAAAATTAAATATACCTAAATCAGGTATACAAGACCACCTTAGAGATTTAACAGCTATGCAATTAGGTGGCGGAAGCTATTTTGAAAAATTTTCCTCTATAGGAACTTTAGAAGATAGTGTAAATGGAATTTATTTTAAATCTGATTTTTCAGGGAATCTTGAGCCCATATTAAAATATGGGGATGAAGAAAAAATAGAAAATAAAAATGGTGCTTGGATTATATATGAAGCTCCTATGTTAAATGCACCTGAGGGTTTGTACTATATTTTAATTGACCCTATCAGAAGATCAATTGGTGGTTCTTCATTACAAGCTATTTATGTTTATAAATCTGATTATGCATTTGATAATGAAGGAATGTTTGATACAATAGTTGCATCATTTGTAGGAAGGAGAGATAATATAGATGATGGTTTTTATGAAGCGATAAAAGCTGCATCTTATTATAATGGTAAAATATTTTCAGAAAATAATGCTGAAGGTTTTGCTGAATATGTTTTAAGAAAAAATTATGAACATTTTATGCTACCTACACCTTGGAATTCTATTGCATTATCTAGAGGTATTACACCACAAAAATTAAGAAAAAGTGGCTATCAATTTGGATATGACGCACATGAAAGAACTAATATATGGAATTTATATAAATTAGGAGAATGGTTAAATAAAGAAATTGAATGGGATAAGGATGGTATTTGTATTTTAAGAAATTACCATAGAATAAAAGATCCAAGATTTCTTTCTGAATTAGTAAGTTTTGAAATAGAAAACAAAACAAATTTTGATGCTGTTTCAGCTATGATGGGGTTACCACTTATTCTTGCTAACACTGAAGGAATAGAAATAGAAATACCTTTAGAGGACGATGATGATCCTTATGATAAATATTCACATCAACAATTAAATTATAAACCAAGGCCAATGGCTAAGATTAATCAATACTAATGGGAGTTATTAGCAGTAACATAAAATATAGGACTTCTAAAAAACAAAAAGAAGCAAATAATTTTAAACGACAAATAGATATCATGGACACTTATGATACCTATTATGGTACATACCGTGATCATAAAATGCTTACAAAGTATAAAATTAATTATGATTTAATGAATGGTCGTTTAGATACAACTTTATATAAAGTAGAAGATACTTTTAAAATAGATGGGGAGTTGGTAACTTTAGACATGGGAGAAGTTCCACACAATCCCATTATATCTCAAGTTTGTAAAACATTAGATGGTGAAAATCGAATGTATCCATTTAAACTAAGTGTTAAAGAAGTTTCTGAATATAGTGAAAGTTTAGCTGAAGAGGAGTACAGAAAAATGCTAAAGGATAGTTTTGACAAAAGGTTTATACAACCTATAAAACAAGCTTATATTCAAAACTTTATGCAGCAAAATCAAATTTCTAATATTGCACAACTTCAACCTGAAATAATAAATCAAATAGAACAAGAGGCTAATAACAATGCTAAAGTTATGACTCCAAAAGATATTACGGAGTATATGCAGAATGATTATTTATCTCCAATAGCAAAACAAGCTCAAGAACTTATTAATTGGTTTGAATTACATTTTGATTTAAAGAGGCAATATGACAAATCTTTTGTACATATGTTAGCTACTGGTGTTAGTTGTTTTTATATTAATATTGGTACACATGGGCCAGAATTTGAATATATAATTCCTGATGAAATAACATATGGAGGCTCTAGGAATAAAGAGTGGATTCAAGACATGGATTGGGTAAGACGAGAAACATGGATGACTATACAAGAAGTTACACAAAAATATGGTGAATATTTAAGAGAGTCTCATTGGAAGGAATTAGAGCGTATGTTAGAACCTGTTTTTGGAACTGCAAAATATCCATTAACAGATGATAGTCCAAGTCAGAGAAAATATCAATATGAAATATCTGTAAAAGGCGAAGAATTAAATAAAAAATTTGGAAGCCAAGATGACAGAAAAAAGGAAAATTTCCCAAATATTGCAGCAGCAAAAGCATACATAGAAGAACAATGGGGCAGTGATGTATCATTATATGATTTTGGTATACGTGTTTGTCATTTTGTTTGGAAAGACAAAAGAAAAATGTATAAAGTATTTAGAATTAATGAAGAAGGCGGAATAGATATACAGTATAGAACTGAAGATTATGTTGAAAACATAGAAAAAGATATTTTAATAAAAGAAATATGGGTAGATGTAGTTTGGGAAGGCACTAAGTTAGGAACTAATGATCCAATTTATTTAAATATTAGAGAGTTACCTTATCAATGGAAAAATATTGATTCACCTTATGATGTTGAGTTACCATATGTTGGTAAAGCTTTCAACACATATAATAACAGATCTTTAAATGTATCTATTGTTGATTTAGGAAAGCAATTTCAAAGAGATGTTGATATGGAACTTGCTCAGTTAAAAAAAGATTTAAGAACAAATACGGGGCAAGTTTTTGTGTTTTTAAAAAGCATGAAACCAGATAATATGACATGGAGTGATTTTTTAAATGTTGCTAAAGATCACAATTTGCTTCTAATAGAAACTCAAAAAAGAGGTTTTGGAAATGTAGACCCACAACTTATCAAAAGTGTTAACATGTCAAAAATGAGTGATATAGTTGGGCGTATACAGATGATTAATGATATGATTGAAAGATTGTATAAAGCAATGGGATTCAATTCTGTTAGGATTGGACAAGTTGGTCAATACGCAGGGCAAAGCAATATTTCATCTCAACAACAGTCATCATACAATCAAACAGAGCCTATGTTTGATTCACATAGAGAAGTTTTTGAAAAATCGGTAAATAGACTTATTAATATATCCAGACCTTATTTTAAGGAAAATATGGAAAAATTAAAAAATGTTTTATCCGCAACAAGTTATGAAGAGTTAAGAGTTGGTTATCCATTTTGGTATTCAGAATTTAATGTAAAGATTGAAAATTCTGGAAAAATGGCAAGACAGATAGAATTTTTAAGAAATCAATTACAAGCTTTTATTCAGAATGGAATGTCTCCAGGTGATATTGTAGATTTATCATTAGCAGAAACGAGAACTGATTTGATAAATATAATGAAACGTGTTGATAAAAAACAACAAATGCAGTTACAACAGTCTCAACAAATAGCTCAACAACAATTTGAACAACAGCAGCAATTAGAAGCTCAAAAACATCAACAAGATTTAGACATTAGATATAAAATGCATTTAGATGTTTTAAATAGTCAACAAGAAAGAGAAATAATAAGAGCGCAGACTATTGCTAATGCAAATGATATAAATAAAGATGGAATTCATGACTTAAAAGAAAGTAAAGAATTACAACTTAAATTTGAAAGAGAAAAATTAGCCGAAGAAGTAAAATTAAAGAATAGAGAATTAGATATAAAAGCAAATTCTACCAAAAATAAGTAACATCTTTATAGAAAATACAAAAAATAATTTTTTACAAACACAAAAATTAAAAATCATATAATATATTTACAATGGAAAAGGATAATACTAAAAACAATAGCTGGGGAGTTACTGTATTAAATAACGATACAAAACCTGATTTTTCATATGTAGAAGAATTAAAAGGAACTGTTCTTTTAAATCCATCTCAAGAAAACATAGAACAAACTTCTCAAACTGATATTAACTCAGATATTGCAAATGAGAATAATATTATCAATGGAAGTAATAACATAGATAATAATGAAAATAGTGAATCATCTACAGATAATATTAATAAAACTAACGATTTAGTAGATGATAATAAAAAAGATGAAAATACTGAATTTGAAAGTTCTTCTGAACATAAAAAAGAGGAAGAAAATAAAATTGAGCAAGAAATTGAAGTTGACGAAGAAGAAATAGAAGTTGCCCAATTTTTTGGAACTTATTTAAAATCAAAAGGAATATTAGAAGAAGATTTTAAATTAGAAAATGAAAATATGACTGTTGATTCAGTTATAAATGCATTAAGAGAAAAAGAATCCAAACAAATAGAGGCAAATATTGATTCAAAATATCAACAATTATTATCTTCTGCTGGAGTAAATGAACAAAATATATCTTTACTACAAGCCATCGAAAATGGTACACCTATAGATGAGATATACGTAATAGATAGATTTAAAAAATATTCAAATATAGATATTTACGAAGCTGATGAAAATTTTACTGATAAGATGTTGCAAGATTATTATAAA